ATGGCATTTTGGTAAGGATGGCCATAGCTATTTTCACCGTTTTATGTTACAATATATTATCAACAACAAATTAATTTAAGGCTTCTTATGCGTTATGTGTTAATTGACACCGCAAACATGTTTTTCCGTGCTCGGCATGGTGCTTTTCGTGCGTCAGATACGTGGGAGAAGATTGGCTTTGCTCTACATGTTACGCTGATGAGCGCCAACAAAGTGGCCACACGATTTAAAGCAGATCATGTGGTATTTGCATTGGAAGGACGTAGTTGGCGCAAAGACTTTTACGAACCATACAAAAAGAATCGTGCAGTGGCTCGGGCGGCACTCACAGAAGCAGAACAAGATGAAGACAAAATGTTCTGGGAAACCTATGATGCTTTGACTAAATACTTGGCTGAGAGAACCAATTGCTCAGTGATCCGATGCGAAACAGCCGAAGGTGATGACATCATCGCTCGCTGGATTGCACTACACCCCCAAGACGAACACATTATTATTTCAAGCGACACTGACTTTGTGCAGTTAATTGCTCCCAATGTTACACAGTACAACGGTATCAGTGACGAGCATATTACATTAGAAGGTTATTTTGACGCCAAGGGCAAGCAGGTAATTGACAAAAAGAAGCAAGAACCAAAGACTATTCCTGATCCTAAATGGTTACTGTTTGAAAAGTGCATGCGTGGCGATACCAGCGACAATGTGTTCAGTGCTTTTCCAGGTGTGCGAACCAAAGGTACCAAAAACAAAGTAGGACTTCAGGAAGCATTTGAAGACAAAGACAAGCAAGGATACAACTGGAACAATATGATGTTGCAACGTTGGACTGATCATAATGGTGCAGAACATCGTGTGTTAGATGATTATAATCGCAATGTATCATTGATTGATCTAACAGCACAACCACAACAAGTTAAAGATCTTGTTGATGATTGTATTCGTCAACAACGGTCCGACAAAGATGTAGGACAAGTGGGCGTAAGATTTATGCAGTTTTGCGGCAAATATGATTTGATCAAATGTAGCGAAAGTGCAGACTCATTCGGTCGTTGGATGAATGAGACATACAAAGGAGTATTAAATGACAATCATAGCTAAACCTGTCGTTGACAAACAGTTTTGGATTTTAAAACAAGACGACAAAAAAGTAGGCAACGTTGAAGCCTGCCCCGGCGGATATCAAGTTACCATAAACAACAGTGTAGAGCAATACAAAACAATCAAAATGGTTCAGCAACGAACTAATATTCATTTTGAAACAGGAGTTAAACCCAGCAAGCCAGATGCACATTTGGTTCACGGATATCCAGCCAGCGGAAGAGTACATAACCCTGTGTGGGACGTGCCGCACCAATTGCCATTGTACACTAAAACTAAAAAATCTAAGTCATGGTTTGCCGCAGGTTGGTACTCAATCAAACGTGGTCGCAAATGGAAAGTTGTACAAGATCCTAAATTAATTGCCCTGGAACGTTATGCTTTTCACGGCCCATTTCATTCAAAAGAATCAGCAGAAAGTTATTCAAATGTCTAAACTAACACCAACAGGAAATCCTTTCCTGGACCAATACAATTTTATGAATGCTTGCGATCAATCAACAGGCACACTAAACAAAGAGCAATATCAATTGTATTGCAATTTAATCAAGGAAGAGTTTGATGAACTGTGTGAGTCCGACAACATTGTAGATGATCTTGACGCATTGATTGATATTTTGGTTGTCACTATCGGTGCTATACATAGTCTGGGAGCCAATGGCGAAGCGGCCTGGAACGAAGTCATGCGTACCAACTTTGCCAAAATTGATCCTGAAACAGGCAAGGTTAGGAAACGCGATGATGGTAAAGTGCTCAAACCTGAAGGATGGACTCCACCCAATTTAGAACCATTTACTAGGATGCCATGAGCTTACACTTACAAAAATTTGTAGATCGTGTGCAAGGCAACGAAAGTCGTGGATTAAAAGACTTTACTATGAGTATGACCGATGCCAAAGCCTTGCATGCTGACCTAACCAGGCTGTTAATTGAACTTCAGACTTTACGTGAGGTTATAGCCACCCAACCCAAAGAAGAAGTTATTACCGTAGAAGTTGGCGGTGGTTCATTCTAAAAGTACCTATATTTTGGCATAAATAAAATATAGGAGTATTAAGATGTCAAGACCAAAACCCAACGTGCTTGTTGAACAAACCAACAAAAGCACTTACAAAACTGAACAGGTTCTAGCCAGTGAAGGTATCTGGGCAGTGTTCTATGACTCAAAACCCATCAACTTAAAAACTTCCAACTTGTTGGTTCAGTATCCTGGACCCAAATACAAAAAAGTCAGCTTTTCAAATCCTGGACATGCTATCAATTTGGCCAAAAAACTCAACACACAATTCAAAACTGACAAATTCTCAGTGGTATTGTTAAAAGCCGGCGACCGAATATATCCTTGATGTGCGTGACAAACTCAAACTGGTTGAAACTTTAATTGCAGCCTTGCCCGATGGGCATGAAGAAACTGCGGAACGTGCCATGAAGTTGTGGTGGTACAACATTCGCGGCAACGGCGGATTACGACTAACAGACATAGGCTATTTTGTTCTCAAAAACATGTTGGACATTGAAAGCTACGACATGGACATTGATTTGGAAACGTTTGATCGCCAAATGTTATTGAATCTAGATCGCCGATTACAAATGCCCTATTACATAGTGGTCAAGAAAAAACTTCCTGTAAAGATTGTGATGTTTGGAAGTCAAGAAGCTATGCTAGCCAGACTATACGGTAACTTGAATAACTTTTTAGAAAATTACAAATGATATTGATTTACACAGACAGTCAGATACAAGACCTTGAATGGATTCCAAGATTGCGTTTTCCTCAAGAATATAAAATTGTACACAGTGAACAAGAGTATCTTGCACAATCTGCTGAATATAAAATAGCCATTACTACACATAGATTACATTGTGATTGGTTAGATGAAAACTGTGCAGCCTATCAAGGATTTGAAGAAAAAATCATTAGACTCAGCGAAGCCAGTGATTTGGTGTTTACATTGGAGAGTGAATTACACCACTATCATTGGACCATTTGGGATATGTGTCATAGACCCAATGTGTATTGGTTGCAACCAGGTTTGGTCAATGACCGCCCGGACATTCAAAGTAATCTTGTTTTTTGGGGCGATTGGTTCAAAACTACAGCTAATGTTTATAAAGATCCAGCAGTGATACATGTAACCAAACAATACCGACCATATCAAGTTAAACCTCGGTATTTTGATGCTTTGTTAGGATCGCCTAAGCCACATAGAGATTTTGTAGCAAATGCTGTTAAGCAACACGGTCTTGATAATAAATTTATATTGACCTATGGCGGCAACTGGAATGACAATGTATTTTATGCCAAAGATTATTTTATTTGGGAACCCAATACAGAAATGGTCGAGTCTGCACCAGGAACCATGGGATATGTTAAGTTTCATGGACACTTGTGTCACCTTAGTCAAGTGATACCAACCGCTGTATTCAACGACACTGCTTACAGTATTGTAGCTGAAACAGATCATGATAATACTCTTAGTTTTTTTAGCGAAAAAACTGCCAAGCCCATGATATACCAGCGTTTGTTTGTGGCATTCTCGGGTTATAAATTCTTAGAAAATTTACAATCTTTGGGCTTTAAAACATTCCACGGTATTATTGACGAAAGTTATGATCAAATCAAAGACGACATTGAAAGGTATACTCAGGCCTTTGAACAAGTACGTTGGTTGTGTGAGCAGGACCAGGCTGATATTATTCAACAAGCACAACCAATACTAGAGCACAATTATAATTTACTAATGAACACTGACTGGACTACGTATTCCTCCGACCGTGTTCAATCAATAATTAACAAACTTTTTTAACAACAGAATCGACTACATGTGCCCAGGCCTTGGAAGTAGCATTTCCAGGATGAAATCCATCTGTTTGAAAATCATTGGCAATACGAGCCATTTCAAAAATACCATCCCGTTGATTGTTTGTAAATATCCAACGAGAAAAATCCAATTCATTGATTAACGGACGTAGTTGTGGCAATGCCATTACACCAAAATCTCCGTTACGGCTTACATGTTCTTCAGTGGTCCAGTAGTTTACATAACTCATGAAGTGATAGGGTATACCTTTATTTTGTAAAAAGTTTTGAGTTTTTACCATCTCCATGATATTAATACTGGCTAGACTCAATGGATTGCTGACTTTGTACATTTCTGTAAACATCTTCTTGGCCACAGGATTGTCAAACCAAGTGCCGACTCTTCCGCCCGAAAATATATATCCTAACTCATTTGGACATTGATCTACTCTACGATAAAATCCGTAACTATCATACATAGCTTCCCAGGCTGGGTCTTCTAAACTGGTTAAAAAATCTAGTCTACTTACACCAGACCACATAACCAATACATGGTCCGGACGTTGTTCAATTACCGAACGAATAATGCTGTCTGCTATGTATTGATTTCCAGCAGCTGGTTCTCCAACCATGCGTATTTCCCAATCAGGGTTTAATTCTTGAGTATACTTGGGCCAGCATATGTTTGGTCCGCCAGGGTATTCAGGCCAACTGGTAAAACTACAACCACTGATTAAAATTTTCATATGAATATTTATAGGGTGCATTTATGGTTGACATATAATGTAAATTAACATACAATAGTAACTTAGTTGGGCCGGTAGCTCAGTTGGTTAGAGCAGAGGACTCATAATCCTTTGGTCGAAGGTTCAAGTCCTT